GGCGTTTGGAGATAAAGAAGATGAGAGATACTTAGGAACTTTGGTGAGAGGTTCTCAAATTATAGGTTCTGGATTGGTATTTGAAAATGTTGAGGATATTGATTTCTCATCTCCGTACAATTCTCAAGGTTTTCCCAATAGAGTTAAAATACCAAATTTCAATAGTAATGGGATTTTAGTAAACTATACCATCACCAAAAGAGAAATAGTTGTAAACGGAATTACAAAAGTATTCAAAAGAGTAATAACACCAAGTGATGTGAAACCATTCTTTGAATTGTTCCTACCTGAAAAAAATGTTTTGGGTATTACAAGTGTATTGTTGAAGGATGGAACACAATATACAAACATTCCTACAACAGCTGAGTTTCTTGGTGCTGCAAATAGATGGTATGAAGTTGACGCCCTAGCTGAGGATAGAGTATTTGTAGAAGACCCTACTAAAGTATCAGACCAACCAGGAATCAAAGTTGGAAGATATATACAAACTCAAAATAGGTTTATTACCGAATACACCTCTGAGGGTTTTAAAAAAATGACTTTCGGTGGTGGTACAAATACTGCACAGGATGCCTTGGACCAATTCACTACGTTAGGTACCACTTTGAATATCCAAAAGTATTCTAATAATATTTCCTTAGGTGCAGCTTTGAGACCTAATTCCACTTTGTTCATTCAGTATAGAGTGGGTGGAGGATTGAATACTAACTTAGGTACAAATGTAATCAATCAAGTTGGCACAGTTTCATTTTTTGTGAACGGTCCATCTGAAACAATCAATACAGCTGTTGTAAACTCTTTGAGATGTACAAACGTAACTGCGGCAATCGGTGGGGCTAACATGCCAAGCACCGATGAGATTCGTAACTATGTATCATTCAATTTTTCTGCACAAAAAAGAGCTGTAACAGTTCAAGACTATGAATCCATAATCAGGAATATGCCTTCACAATTTGGTGCACCGGCTAAAGTATCAATAACAGAAAACGATAATAAAATATTGATTCAAATTCTATCGTATGATACACAGGGTAAACTTACGAATATTGTCTCCAATACCTTAAAACAAAATATTGCGAATTATTTGTCAAATTATAGAATGATGAATGATTATATATCAATTTTCAGTGCTGAGGTGATTGATTTGAGTGTAGATGTATCTATTGTTTTGGATTCGGCTCAAAACTCAGGACAAGTGATTTCTTCTGTAATCGATAAAGTATCTACATATTTCAATCCACAATTACGACAATTAGGTCAAAATGTTTATTTGTCTGAGTTGAGAAGTCAAATACAAAATACTAATGGAGTTTTAACCGTGGCAGGACTAGATATTTTCAACGAGGTTGGTGGACAATATTCTTCAGCTGAAACTTCCATGAGATATTCAGACCCTGAGACAAGACAAATAGAACCTGTTGATGACACTATCTTTGCACAACCTAATCAGGTTTATCAAATTAGATTCCCTAATAAAGACATTCGAGTGTCAGTGAAGAACTTCCAAACAATTACATTCTCCTAACAAGTTTATTTTCCCTTGAGATAATCTATAATTAGGTTGTGTGTATTTTGTAAAAATACCACAATAACTATTTATCATAAAAGTATTTGATGGGTCAATCTTATCGTATAAGGACCGAGCTTGGTATTACAAAAACAATAAATGTAGAGCTTACTCAAGAATTTGAATTCTTAGAAATTCTATCTCTTAAACTCCAACAACAAGATGTCTATTCAAGATTGTGTGCGGACTATGGTGTTGTTGTAGGAAGAGTTACTGCAAACAATGGCTTGGGTATACCAAATGCCAGAGTTGCTATTTTTGTTCCAATAGAACAAATTGACCAATCAAATCCTGTTATATCGTCCATATATCCTTACAATTCACCGTCTGACAGGAATGAGGATGGGTATAGGTATAATCTTCTACCTTACGAACCATCTTATACAGGCCATGCAGCCACAGGTACTTTACCATCAAGATTAGACGTGTTGACAGGACAAACCGCTGTTGAAATTTATGACAAATATTACAAACTAACTGCAAAAACTAATGACAGTGGGGATTACATGATTATGGGAGTTCCTCTTGGTGAGCAAACCATAGTAATGGATGTTGATTTATCTGACATAGGAGAATTCTCTCTTACACCTCAAGACCTTATTAGAATGGGTCTAGCGACAGAGGCCCAAGTCGCGGGAAATAGATTCAGAACATCTGCAGATTTGAACTCCCTACCTCAGATTATAAATTTAACAAAAGTTGTTGAAGTTTCTCCACTTTGGGGTGAACCTGCTGTTTGTCAAATAGCTATAAACAGAGTTGACTTTGATTTAAGAAATGAAGCTAACGTTGACATTCAACCCACAGCAGTTTTCATGGGTTCAATTTTTTCAACTTCAGAACAATACGCAATCAAAAGAAATTCCAAACCCAAAGATGATTTTGGTAATCTTTGTCAGTTAGAAACAGGTCCAGGTCAAATTTTGGCTATACGTCAAACATTACAAGTTGATTTAAGTGGTAACCCTTTTTTAGAACAATATGAGATAGAAAAAAATGGTAATGTAATCGATGGTAACGGTGCTTGGTTGATTGAGTTACCTATGAATTTGGAGTATCTAGTAACAAATGAATTTGGAGAAAGGATAATTTCATACGACCCATCAATAGGAATACCAACAAAATCGAAGTATAGGTTTAAGATTAAATGGCAACAATCTTCTAATGCGTCTGAGCAATATAGAAGGGCGTATTATTTGATTCCTAACATAAGAGAATTCGGTTGGCCAAGTGATATACAAGACCCGAATCTCAGTAACATATTCAACTCTCAACTACAAAGTTCGTATTATTTTGGACTGGACTGGAGTGGATATACCTCAGGATTACAAGGGCAAGAAGCGGTTGATAAATTGGACCAAATTATAAATTGTGAAGACACTTTTTACGAATTTGAATATAACAGGGTTTATACGGTTTCAGGTTTAATAGACCAATATAAAGATGGTTCAAGAGGTAGGTTTATAGGAATTAAAGAAATAGATAACAATTCTTGTGAGGAAACAGTAAACAAAGTTCCAGTGAATGAAGGATTCAGAAATTTCGACCTTCTTTTCTTTGTTTATAGTATATTACTACAAATATTACAGATTGTAGGTGTCCCACTTCTTATTACATATCACCTTATTGCCGCACTTTGGAACTTTGTTGTTGATATTAGAAACGGTTTGACAACATTAGGATATGCAATTGGTGGTCTCATGACTTTAGTCGGTGCAATTGAGGTTATATTTGCCGGTACCCAATTCTCCTCAATTTTTACAAATCCAGGTGGGTTAGCCGGAGGTTTGGTTGTATTAAAAAAGGCTATCGCATTTACAACAACAGGTCTTACAATATTAGGGATAACTATAGGTATTGATATATTGACAAGACTTTTGAGGAGAAGGTCGTTCAACAGATTTTATCTTCCAATTCTTACTTACCCCGATTGTTCATCCTGCTCTTGTGGTGAATCATTTTCAGATTCAGATGTGGGAGGTTCTAAAGTTTCTTTATTGACACAATTTTCAAGTAGTTTTTTTTATTATGAGAAAATTTTACAATCTCTAACCTCTCAATATTCAAGTGAAGATGCTCAAATCGTTGCACTTTCATTCTCTCAAGCAATGGGAACTGTGGGTGGTGATGAGGCTGCGGATAATTATAAAACTACCGTGTCACCTGAAACAAATTTAGTGGATGGTAATGATAGGTTTTTTGCTTATTCGCCAGACCTACCTTTTGGTGAAAGAATCAACGTTTTCAATACAAGAAAAAAATACTTTGATGGAATAAATAAAATAAGTGTTTCATTTGATTATCCCGCAAATTCTGCACTACAACACTTTGATAACACCTTGACAGTAGTTTCTCAAACATCTTTTGAAAGTGGTACACTTATGACATTTGTTGATATTGCAAGAACACAAGATGTAAACTACACAACGACTGGTTCTACTGTCGCATCTGGATTCCCAAATGGGATATCGGGAACATCAATAAACCCAAGTTTATCACAATACCCTGTTGAGTATGCTATCAATCAAACAACAAATTCTCAGCCTGTAAATTATATACTTAGTACAGGTTCAACTATAACAAATTATAAGTTTCCCTCTGATATAGAGTATTATCAGGTTGTAACAGCTATCACTATAAGTGATGCTATACAGATTTGGGGTGGTAATACAACAAATGGTTTATTACCAACAATATTCAGTTCTGACACCGATATCCTATGGAACAGAAGGACTGGTTCAAGTTGGGGAGGATTGAGCATTACTACTTACCCTGTTTCAGCGACGTTTGCTGATTTCAATTCTCAATATGTTCTCATTCTTCAGAGAGGGGTTGACCCATATTCACCAAACTATGTAAATAGGTATGGTCTTGGTAAATTATTTGGGTATCCAAATGAAAATGACTACGTTGTCACAGCTTCAACTAGATTAAATATACCAATTCAAAAAAACACAGATACAACAACTTCTGTCCAAAAATTTAATAACCAAAGTAACAT